CCATTGAAGATCTAGTCCCTTCTTCTGTGTGTAAAGGGTCTCCAGATGTTGCATTATCGCCTCCATTAATAACCTCCTCATAGGTTATTCTATTTACCTTGTCACTATAACTATTTCCAAGGTTTTCCCATTTTATAACATTTTCTCCAAGTTTGTCAAGGATTGCATTTTCTAAGGATTGTGGGTCATCTAGGGACAATACATCAAATTTTGCATGATGATTGTACGCCCAAATATTTACTATAAATTTTTTCATGAATCTCACCGTTTATTTTATGATTGTGGCGGAACTATGTCCGCCACAAAAAATTAGCTATTACGCACCTTCAACACCGAAGATACCTCTAGGGTCTGATACGCCGAAGCTGTATCTTTCTCTAGCTTTGTATCTTACGTTTCCAGTATCGAAATCGCCTTCCATTGCAGTTGTCAATGGAGCTCTTGAGAACATTTTCATACCGTTAGGTACGTCTGTAATGATGTAGAATGCATCAGTATCAGTTAGGTAGTTGTTCACTCTATAACCTTGAGGAATCATACCCATTGATGCGATTGCATTGATATCATTGTCAGCTGTTCCAGTTCTACCTTGAGATTTCATTAATCTCTCAGCTGTGAACTGAAGCTCAGAAGGAATAATCATTTTTACTCCTCTTGCTGCAACTCTAAGACCTCTTTCGTCAGTCATTTGACCGATGTCGATCAATGATTGCTCTAACGAAGTTTCGTTAAGATCTGCCTGCGTAGTCAGAGTATTTTGAAAATTACCTGCTATCGTAGGGTGCTCAGTGCCAAATAAAGATTCGCCGTCACCTGATAAGAAAGTGTTTACACCTGGTAAACCATTAATTAAAGGTTCAACTGCTTTTACTTGTTTAGCATTGCTCATAGATCTTGCTAAAGCTTTTGTATATCTAGACGCAAGTCTATCATACAAGTTGTCCTCGATCGCTTCTTCAGTGATCGCGAATGCTAAAGCTACTGTCTCGTGAGTGTATCTAGCTGTGAAAGTTTCTTGTGCTTGGTCGAAAGATACGCCTGCACCTTCACCTTTCACTTGCGCGTTTGCGAATCCAGATAACATTACTTCTTCTTCAAAAGCTCTGTCACTTGATTCTTCAGTATAAATTTCAGCATGCTGATTTTCATACCTTTTGTATTCCAGCCCAAATAGCGCATTTAGGCCTGGTTCTAGTTCTTTAACTAGTTGTGCTCGTGATATTGCCATGATCTATATGCTCCTATTATTGCCACGTTATACCAGCAGTACCTGTGTTCTGCATGTATTGATTCAAATTCTGACATACAACTACACTTCTGTTAGCCGCATTTTCGTCATTCTCTGGATCTTCAGCAGATCTAAGTAGTCTGAACTGGTTGTTAGTGTCGTGAATGTTCGCGTCGTCTAGTTTTTTATTTGATTGACCAGATGTTGAACTTCCTGATGGGTCTGCTGCTGTCATAGAGACAGTTCTTCCGTAGTCAGCTTGTGCAGCTGCTGCGTTTAAGCATCCAACAAAAAGTTGCATAGGGTTATCAATTACAAACGCCGTGATGTCTTCACTGTTAGCTGGAGTAATTGGTTGGATATATTTGTTATCAAATGTAGGCTTCAACGTAGTTGCAGCGTTATAAAAGATACCATTTAATATACCAATAGTTAATAGAGTTCGCGTAGCCTCTGCTGCTTTGATATAGCCGACTTTACTTTGAACGACTGTACCTTGAAACAGATCTTTATCATACGCGGCGTCTATGAAGTATTTGCCTTGTCCTGCAGTAGCTGGTGTAGCACCAACTGTACCTGTAGGGATCAAACCAAATCCAACAGTGTTTCTATTTGCCATAGTATTTACTCCTTAATGTACCTGCCCCGAAGGGCCTCCAGTACGGGTTTATTTAATTCAGTGATTTAAAAAATTACTTTTTCGTACCACCGAAGGTTACACGAGATTGTCTATCAACATTGATAGGCATTCTCTGATCCTGCTCCTTCATTAGATCGTTATTAACTGCTTCGTCTTGTTGTTTATGACGGTTAGCCATATACTCTTGACGTTGTTGCGCGATCTCGACAGGTACCTTCGCAAGAAGAAG